AAATTACTATTAAATGGATAGAGAGTGAAACGAGAGATGAGGTTTTACAAAATAAATCAAACAAACAATTCGTTCTGGCTTGTTCTTTCTTTAATTTATTTTGTAAAACCTCATCTCTCGTTTCACTCTCTATCCATTTAATAGTAATTTTGCCATCCTTGATGCTCTCTTCAATCAGATACTGTGGCAAACTTTCACCTTCAGCAATTTTTCTATAATGCCTGCAAACAGCATAATAAGTAATCGAATCGGTAAGAAAATCATTATCCGCTTTCAGGATTATCAGATCATTAAATATTTCCCGCGCACTCTCCCAAGTGAGATTTTTTATCAGATCTCTTGTCAAACGAAAATATCCCTTTCGGCTCCAAGCTTTCTTAATTTTTGATCCCATGTTTTCTCCTCCATCTTTTCAAATATTTCTCACGCTTGCGCTTCTTTCTCGGCGCGCGGATGAATTTATCATAATAGTCCTTGATGCGATTATGCCTGCGTTGAGACCTGCGGGCTTTTCTCCGCAGTCGCCGTGGAATGTGTTTTTTAACAATCTCGGCTTCCCTGCCTGTGGTTTCTTCCGGCTTCTTTTCCAGTTCTTTCTTCTTTCCGCGCAACCAGTCAAACAGTTTGAATTTCTTCATGATGCCGGCCTTCCTTTCATATCGACGATTTTATTTTTAACGGGCTTAACTTTTTTTCCAATAGTTTCATAAACACCCACAATATTTTTGTTAGGCGTCGCAAGACACATTATACAGCTCGAAGGAATAATCCAATCTTCCTTATCATCTGCCCGTAGACCAAGGAAAATATCCATACCGGCAAATCCCTGTTGATCCGCCAGAATCTTATAAGGGCGTTTGACGCCCATTTCATCTTTAATACCGATAACCAGTTCACCTGATATTAATTTGGCCAGAATGTGTTTCTTTTCGTTCATTATTTTTCCTCCAGTCTATTTTGTCATAATTTTTATAATACTTATCTCTCTTCGACGTCAGCTTGACATCGTTTTTCAGTGTGCCGTCTCCCTTGCGCTTGAATCGTGGGTTGAGTTTCTTTCTTAACATTAAACAACCTCTGTCGGAACCAACGCCCACGAACAGCCACAATTGATTACATTCTGCGGACTGCCGGCCGGATCACGCGGGAACTGCAATGCCTCCCGCCTACCGCCACGCACCGGCGCGACCATAAACGGGTCCTCATACGGTATCGGCTTAGCCGTATATCTCACTTCGGCGTCCGCATGGCCTGGTCTGCCGTCGGGCTTATGGCTCCATATCCAACGCTTAAGCATCGGCTGAATCTCATTCACCTGGTCATAACGTTTCTTCTGGACTATCGACTGCGTCCGCAACAGCTCTGTTCTCGCGATACGCTCGGCCTCAAAAAACGCCAGATCGAAGTCCTGAAGCATATCATCGACTACCTCACTGATGGACTTCTGCTGCATGAGTCCGATCGACAGCCGGTTGCCCAGCTTATTCAAAAGCCGGCGTGGAACCGTGCGGACCAGCTCGGCAGACAAAGTCTTTGTCGCCTCCAGCGTTGCCGGATCGACGAATATAGTCGGGATCTCTATGCCGGCGCGTGCCAGCAATTCATCGGTCTTGTCAACCGAAAAATTCCACATCTTTTCCTGAGAATCGATCAACTGCCGGCCCAAGGTGCCTTCATAGTCGCTGATTCGCGCATCCAGCCGATCCCTTAATTGCGGCAAAAAGAACGTGCGGAACTCGGTCGGCGACAGGTTCCTTATGTCCTGTATGACTTCGTTCTTGGCATCCTTGAGAATACCAACGAGCCTTCGCGCCTCCCTGTCGCTTATCCGGTCGCTCTGGTCTACGAATCGTTTAACGCGCTTCTCGAATTTCTTCTTTTCTTCCGGTGTGATCCGCCTTCCTGTGACCTTGATTTCTGCCATTTCATTTCCCTGTCCTCTTGGCTTTGTCCGGCTTTTTTGGATTCAGGCTTTTATACAGTTTACTGACGGCTTCGTGAACCGGCGATTCGTATTGCTTCTTGATTTTATCCTCTTCATCCGCGGGCTTCGTATCAACACCGAACTGAGACGTAAACATGGTTGTCAGCTTCTGGGCGGTATCCTTTGATATGAAATCGTTCATCGTGGCAATGGCCAAAGCCGGCATCATTTGAGCAAAAGCATCGGCCAACTGCTCGGCTTCCTTTTTCGACGGCTCGGCGATAATGACGGAAAACGGGTAGTCGTCAACCTTGCCGGTCAGAATCTTGGCCTCAATCGCTTGCTGGATTTGAAACTTTGTCATAAACCGAAACATATTGACCACATATTTCTGCCTGCGTTTCAACTGCTTGTATATCGGCTCGGACATTTCCTTGGCGCTGGCTTTGTTCGCGCTTTCACCCGTGCCCAGCAGCCAATGAAACGGGATGTTTGAACCGCCGGAAATAAACGTCGACAACAGCTTGAAGAAATCCGTCAGATCGCGTCCGCGCAGATCCGGCGCCATAGCTTCCATGACTTCTCTTTCATTGTGCACATTATATCCGCCGGGTTTCGGGGGCTCCATTTTCAGCGTATTCAACCGCTTCTGCAATTCCGCGTCATTGGCTCCGTTCATGGTTATGTCCCACACAAACGTCAAAAGAAACGAAATGCGCTCGGTTGTTGTATAGAGCGTACGGTCATAGTTGTCGAGCCAGTCGCACAGCGACAAGATGTCAGACTTTCCGCGCGTGCCATGAGATCCCTTGTTGACGGGAAAGAAAAACACCTCGCCGATCATTTTGCTGGCCTTCCAGTCCATCCTGATTATATCAAGCGACTCCTCGTCGGCGGTTCCCTTAATAACCATTTTTTCCATGATTTCACAGTTCTCTTTGTGGGGTATGACCTTGCTTATGCGCTCGGGATCGACCGCGCCCAGCATCACTATTCCGTTGTAATCATTGATAAATGTCTTGTATGCCTGCTCCCCGTACTTGCCCAGCTCCTCTATCCGAACAAACTGCTTGAGTTCCCATTCGTTTACCTCCCAGAACCGGTCAATCACGTGTTGACCCGCGACCTTTTTCTTCGTGTCTTTGATGCCCTCCATCTTGATTTCCACGCCGTCGCCCAAAATAAAATCCACCGGCAGGGACATGATCTTCTTGGCCAGCGGGTTTCGGTCATACAGCCAATCCACAACCTTGATCATTTTGTCCTGCTTGAGCGGCGACAAATCCCGCAGGCGCTTAACATGGGTGATCCGGCGCCATGTTTCGTCTTCCTTTTCGTTTCGAACCGCGGCAGTAAACCGCTTGTTGAACTTTTCATCGACGATCTCGTTTATCTGGCTCTCGAAAATCTTGCCCATTATTTTCTTGGGCAGTTCTTTTATGTTGTCTGTTAAACTCATTGATTTGCTCCTGAATGAAGTGCTCGAATACTAAACGGAAAGAATTTCAAAATATAATCCCCTCCCGATTTTTATGTAATATAATAAATGAAATTCAAATGTCAAACTATTTTTTTATTCTCAAATTCATTCCGAAAACTATAAGCCAAACCCTTTTCGTTTCTGTATTTACTTGCTTGTCTTTTAGTCGGTTCGATTTTCATAGCCTTGCAACAAGCTCTAAATTTTTTATCCTCTACTGCGAACTTACGATTAGTCATATCAAACTCCTCCTCTCTTCATCCTTCAAACTGGGCGCATCCGCGGTGTAAGACTTCGTTACCAATGGCGTGGCGAATTCCTGAATCATGCCAAACGCGCCGGACAGCGCATCAACCTGATCATCATGTTTCTTGGAATTACCGTCAAAGTTCTCAAGCTCATTCAGAAACGCGTCGTTCCACTCACCACGGACCAGCTTGATATTGCGGGCCTCGGCCTGTGCGCTCACCGGCATGGCCCGGGTCACCTTATCCTTGGACGACGTAAACGCCTTGACAACAAACCCCGACAGTATGCGTATCATATCGGCGACCTCGATCTTGCCGCTGGCCCCGGGTTCCTGCTCCAAACCTATCATACAGTCATGTCCGTCCATCTCGGCCACGTTTTTCACGTTCTGCCTCATTCGAAACGAAGTCTCCCGGAACCGGGACACATGCTCAATAAAN